CAACACCATTAAGTTCAGAATCTTTAAATCCGTATTCATATATGTCTCTCCATATAAATGAATTATAAGTTGTTGAGAAATATGAGTAATCAGGTATATCAACAGTATTTCTAACATCACCAGTTTCAATATAATCAGAAAAAACCCTTAACGTTATTTTTCTATGTGGTTGATAAAAATAACCATATCTACCTACAGTAACACTAAGATTATTTGTTGGACTCGTAGGTACGTTAAACACACTGTCATTGTATGTCATTTTATGATAATTTTCACTCAACAATCTTTCTTTTTGTTCAAAATTATTCCACTCATAAAAACCACCATCTATAGTATCACCACTTTGAAGTGACCTAACATAATTAAATTGAATTGTTCCTGTATTTGGTGGTGGTCTAAAATTAGGTCCCACATAATTATCAACGGCGATACTTGATATGTTTGACAATGTTGTTTGCCACCAAGGATTTGGTGATAATGAATTTCTTAATGGTAAATTAAACTCATAACCCTGTTTTAATTTAGTCACAGTATTACCCACAGTACCAAACATTAACCCAAAATAACCTTTCCATACTGTTGTAAAATATAATTCATTAATTGGCCTTTTATGATTATCTCTTAAAGTACTAACGTCAATATCTTTATTAAATGACAATGAATAAGATTTTGCACCTTCTTTATATGAAACTCGACTAATTTTATTTGGTGTATATGCAGAACTTTCAAATTTTCTTTTGTCACCAAATATGTTTTGTTCAAACCCCGCATTAGTTAAAGCGGCATCACCAACATTTGTAATTATTTTATGTCTAACAACATAATATTCAGATATAGTATCATCAGCGTTTTCATTATTAATAATTCTTCTAAAGTTACCATAGTCATCTTGAGAAAAAGGATTTGGGTTATACCCTATGTTATATATATTAAAAACATATTCATCATATCCCGGTAATCCATTTCCTAAAGCATATACTTGATACGTTTCTTCAAAACCATTGGCTCTAAGTTTAATTTTCACATATTCCCCAACAGATAATCCGTGTTTAATTGGACATCTAAATTCAATTATTCGATTACCATTTATCATTAAATCATTCCCCGGAACAATACTAGCACTATTACTATCGTCAATTCTAACTATAAATGGAATACCTTCATAAGCCCTAAATTGATTAAATGTTGGAGGACTTGTTGTTTCATCAAAATATTGCAATAATTTACCCGGTATATTTAAATAAGGATAACTAATAAAATGATTCCAATTATAAGTGGAGGCACTTTTACTTACAAAGTTAACGTGAACCATACCATTACTATCAGGTGTTGTATATCCCGAAATATTATAATCATCCCTTATAAAATCAAATTCATTATATTGGGGATAACCCTCCCAATTAATTGCGTCCGGATTTTGTTTACATTGGTCAATAGTATTTTGAGTTTCATTGATATAATATAAATTATTTTCTAACGGTGTATATTTACAATTACCTGAATACGCATTATCAAATATTAACGCAAATTTACATACGGGTCTAAAAACTGTAGATTTTTCTCTTTCATCTTGAAATAATTGAGCCAAGTTAATATCAATACTTCTATCAAACTCCTGTAAAGTTTTAACTGTTTGAACTAATGGTGTTGGTATCGATAAATTACTATTCGTTGCGGTTTTATAACGCAACGAACCTAACACTATTCTTATTTCATCTCTATTACCCATTTTATATTGTTGTTATTTCAGTATTCACCCATTTACTTCTAAATCTATCATACGCCGATTTACCACGTTTTAAACCAAAATAAAAATGAAAAGGTGCACCAACAGTTACCATTTCAGGTTCAGGATTATTACGTGTCCAATTCGAAACATTAGCACTTAAATCACCAGCACCATTTACCGCGTAAATATATCCTTTATCATCAATCACCGATATCCCATCATTTCTAAAATATCTTGAATTAACATCTAACCTATCTAATGATTGATATTTTGATTTATATATTGTATCATAATTCCAATTATTCCCCTCATTACCAAAAATACTACCAGCATTTTTAATTTCCCATTGAGATAATGGTACAACTTGAGAATATACCGGGAAATTACTAAAAGCACAAGATTGATTATTAATTGATGCCGTTGGGTCTATTATTGTTCTTTTAGGTGTTACATAATCTCTAAATTGTGTATCCGATGAATAAAAAATACCTAAATATTGACAATCAAAAAATATAGGACTTTGTTTTGATGGGTCTACATTATCAGGATAATTTGACGCCTGAAATGCCGCGACACCTAGTTCAGAATTAATTGAGATTAATTGAGCATAATCCGCATCAATTTTTAAATTTCCTCTTGAGTCGTCTTCTTGTTGGAAATAAGATAAAATGTTCGCCCCGGCCAATAAATTTTGTATAAATCCATTATCTAAAAATCTACTCACTATAAATAAATTAAGTATTTCGTCAACGTGTGAAAAACTAGAAGAATTTAATTTATTTGTAATATACCCATCATATTCATCAGACATTACAATTTCTTGTAAAAAATAACTTCTTGGACCCAAATCAATCATAGTGGTAGGGTATTTAACATTCCCATTGAAGTCATCACCATCATATGGAGTAGATTTATAATAAAATGATTTAGTCGCAATATGATACATAACGGGAGAAGATGGTTGAAGACAATATTGGTTTATTGGTGCGTTTGGAGGATTGGATGTTGGTGATGTATAACCAACCACATCATTTTTAAATGACATAACATATAAATTACCATTAACCCAATTATTATTAAACGTGTGTGAAAAAACATTTCTACAAGCCCCTAACATAACCATATTTCTGGAAATCCATTCGGCCATTAATGCCCAATCTGTAATTAAAGATAAAAACATTCTTGTTATAAAAATATAACATCCTTTATTAAATATTCGTTTACCAGCAGAATATTGTTTTCCATAATCAACTTTAATTGTTCCATTTATAGCTCCATTAATTGTTTTCCTATCACAATCGTAACATTCTAAATTAACTGACCCCCCACAAGTAAATGTGTTAAACAATCCATTAATTTTTGTTTGATTATTAGTTAAATTAAGAGAACCACCACCACCAATAACCGAAGATGAACCTACTGAAGAATAAATACCAACAGTACCTTTTTCAGGGATTAAATAAACCTGTAAATTAGCATTCTTTTGTAATACCCAAGAATTACAACAAAACTCTTGAGTTACTGTTGATGTTGGTAATCTATCACCCCTCATCACTATTTGATTACCATTCGTTCCTGCTGTAAAATTTAATGTGTTTCCAGTAGAGTTATATGTTGGTGACCAATAAAACGGTTTTAATGTGTCCACAGGGTCTGCCGGAGTATTCCATCGGTATTCCCATTTTTGACAACCGAAAGGACCCCAATCTTTAACACATTCCCAATAACCTGTTAACCTATCATAACTACCACTTAAATTCATTATTGCAGAACCTTCAACAATTTCATTTGGTATATAACCCTCATTGTTACCGTTTATATTATATAAAAGACCAGAATTAATCACCAAATAAGGCACTTGGTTACTCGATGTTATTATTCTTGGAACTCGAGTAAACCAATTAAATCCACCTAACACTGAAAAACCAATATTTGGAACTGCTTTACCGGCCGTAGTGATTGAAGGATTTGCCGACCCCTCATTGCTACATTGTAAAGTATAATTAATAGACTTATTATCTAGTTTTGAATAATAACTAACTAAATTAGAATTAAACCCACTATACCCTGTAGACAAAAGTGTCCAAGTATAAGCCGTTGACATATCTTCTTGATATTGTATAGTATAACCAGATATGTCCAATGGTTGAGGTGTAAACGAGAATGAATTAAAATATAATTTTTGATTAGTATTACTATATAATAAATCCGCACCAACGTTACTACCCGCCGTAATACCGTTAACTGTTGTTTGTAGATAGTCACCACTAGCGTGACTTATGTTTAAAAATTTACCCTGTATAGGTATATTCATTCTACATTTGGTTCTAATTGTCTTAGAACTTTCATTATTGTAACCAAATAATCTACCTAAACCATAATCAATTTCTATTTTATCGGTATATGGGTCTACACCTCTATTTAAAATAATAACACCCATTAAATCTCGATTTTTAATTGAATCGGCAGATTTTAAAATCATCGGAGTTATGACACTAAGTCCCGCTGTTTCACCAAAACGTATCATATTCCACATTGTGGTTTTATTACTTATATAACGGTTGTTTAATGATGTATAACCTAATTCATTAACACACTGTGCGGTAAACGAACTATACGTCATTCCAGTAATTACTTGAAAGTATTCAACATCTGTTGGGAATCTATAAATGTAATTATATTTAGTATTACCCGTTAAAAAAACATTATATGTTGGTCCTGGTTCGTTTCCACTTGTACCATTTGGGTTAGCGTAAGGAACAGTTACTGTTGTCAATCCTGTAACTGTTACACCAGTAATTGCGTAATTACCCGCTTTATTAATTAAAGGACTGTTTAAATTTGGGTCACTACTATACGATGGATTTTGAAACGCAATCATTTGACCTGAAACATATTTTTTAAGTGTTGACTTATCACAAAGAATTACAACTGTATTATCATAATGTATTTTGTTTGTTTCAGGATTTCTTAATGGGTCATACTTAACAGTAACCCTATTAACACCGCCACCAGGATTATTTAAACCACTATTAAAATATTTTGCTTTAACATTAAATAAATTTATTCTATCCGCAATTGGTAATGCGGTTGTTGTCCAAGTATATTTTTCGGTTCCACTATTTAATGAATATGGTGATGGAACACCATATCCTGGATTAGCTGTTTGACCGTCAAATTGTTTACCAGCAAATTGAGTTGTAACCATTATCCTAATCCCCGAACCCTTTAAATCATAAGGACCGTGAGGACCAGAATTAATAAAATTACTTGACGTATTTCCTGTTTTTGGAACTTTATAACCAGCCACCGATGATAACTGTACTATAGGTTTACCTAAGCTAAGTTGTGACGAGGGAAGTGAGTCACTCGTAATATAAGTACAAGGAACTAAATCCTCATTACCTGTCTCTAAATCAGATAACCCATTATCTTCATCCGGATTTTCATCAATACCTTGACCTTGATTACAAGGACACATACTACAATCAGGGTAGGTTAATATTGGTACCTGAATACCAACTAAATTCATTTTCCATAATTGAATTAGAATATAAATTAAAAGAGCAACAATTATTAAATATAAGACCCCCATTGCAAAAATACCCGCACTAAATGTTGCCCCAAAACCTACAGCAAACGCACCAACAAAGTTATTAACCGAGGCTATTCCATAATAAATAATTAAATAAGGTATGTAAGCAACCCTTAATATCCATATCACAAAATAAAGTAAATGTAAAAGAAGTATTAACGCAAAAAACACTGGTGTTAAAATTATACTTAAAAATGAAAATAAAACATAAAAAAAGTCAAATCTAAAATATCCGTCATTTGTTGGATATCGATTATTTTCACTCTCACACGCTTCATCTAATATATTTTTAATTCCTGTAAATTGTTGATAGCCACCTTGACGATGTTCCCCAATAAATTGAGATACAGTATAAACTTTATTATATTGCATAAGATAAAATTTATCTTTACAATCTATAGCCTCTTGTAACATATCGTCAGTACTTAAATCCCAATAATCATCCCAGTCAAGACTAAACGCGTATGATTTTTGAACGTCAGTCCATTCTTTGATATTTGGAACCAAATAATAACCTCTTTTAGTTTGAGCGGAAGCTGATGGAGATTGAGCCCATTTAACTTTAAACCTATATTTACCTTTTGTTGGTATACCTTTTTCAGGGTCAGGTGATAACACCTGTTCTCCAAATTCATTTGTTATATAATAATCTAAATTCATAGGCACATCTACTAACCAAGTACCTTCAGTATCTATAACTGTCCCACCACCTTCTAAACCATACGATTCTAAAATAGGTCTTCCAACTGAATCTTCCTGTATTGTTTGTCTAATCGCTAATATTTCTCCGGGACCGGTAATTAAATTACATAAGAATCCCGATTCTTTAGTTGGTTTACAATTTCGTCTAATTGCATTACTATCAGAATCTGAAATCATTGACCCCATAAAAATAGCCGTAGGTCGTATATCTATATTAGCTTCTCCCGTTAAATCAAAATCAGTTCTAGTAATACCTAAATTACATATTTCAGGTTGTCCCCATAATGGTTCTATTTCAATAGTTCTTTTAATATTAATAATTTGAGGTAATTCACCTAAGTTGGTTGAAGACCTAAATTTGGTACCATCAACTTGATTTTCGGTTGCAACACCCATTCTAATTAAATCTTGAGGGGATAATGAAAATTCTCCAATATCAGATAAATCAATATCCACAACGATTGTATGAGAACCAACGGGAACTCCAAAAATCATATAGTCACCACTTTGATTGGTTACCGCATTATATTTAAAATATTTGTCATAAATGTCACTAAGAACAGGGCTTAATAATACGTCTCGACGAGTAAAAAAAGTACCGGTTGGTATATGAGCACTATAAGAAGGTTTGTAAGGTAATAGATTGTATCTATATCCATCATCATTAACATCATACAAATTAGTGTATGGATAAATATTTGAGGTTACAGGGTCTTCTTTATCGACAGCATCTAAAGGAATAAAGACAGATACTTTAGCGTTTGGGATACCAAAACCATTGTTTACACTAATTCTACCAACAACAACACCGTAATCGGCACATTGTCGTGTGTAGATATCACTTTGAAGGATTTTTAAGGATAGAATTTCTAAATACTCGAACTCTTGGTCAATCATCACCTTTAATGAGGTGTCTACACCAACCTGAGTTCTTATTCTATAAGAATTTGACATATATTATCTTTTTTAATAAATAGTTTATACACTATTTTTAAAAGATAATTCATTATTATTTAAAATAAATTATTATGAGAAATTAACCGTTTTAAGATTTTTAACTCTAATGTTAATATCTTTGTTAGAATATCTGATTTGATAACTCTGTGTTGGTTCCGCATAAATGGTCTCATCAATCAACTGAATTTGTTTTGTTGTTGGGTCTGAATACCTTTGAGATGTTTGAGATGAAGAATATTGTCCACCAACGTTATTAAAGAATTGTACGTCAGATATTGTTATAACACCATTTTCATTTTGTAATAATCTTTTTAAATCAGAAACATTAACATTTTCACCCATTTGTCTATTTGAAGGACTAAAATAATCAGAAACTATCGTTATTAACTGAGATATAACCGTTCCTTGATTTTGAGAGTTATCTAACACAACATCCACATTTACACTTAAATCAATTACGTTAGCACTTTGAACTGAAACATAATCATTTATCATTCGATAATTGGATAGGTAATTAGCAACATTATTTTTTAAAGTGTTTGAAACAACCTCTGTTAATGCCCCGGATTCATCATACGATAACATCTGTACAATGATTTTATTGTTGTTTTCCGTAATTGAAACTTTTGCGGGGGCACCATATTGAGATGGCATCGTTCTAATAATAGACTCATAGTCATTAACTGTAACCGCTCTATTTTGAGAAGAAAAATTATAAGAAACTAAATTTCTTACTTCTTCCGTTGTTGGGAAGTCAGCTCCACCTATGGCCGCCACAACGTTTGTACATCTTAATGAGTTAACTACTGTTGTGTTCATACTCTCAGACGGACCATTAACAAAAAACGATATTGTACCTACTTGAGTAATAGTATTAACCCCTAAGTTACTTCCTGTTCCACCACCAACTCTATATTGAACAAATAGTGTTGTATTCGCTTTCAACGTACTACCTAATCCTAAATTATTTGAGTATTTGTTTAAATTTAACGTAAACCCATTTGCAGCAAATTCTCTTAATTGTTCATCAGCAGATTGATTACCACCACCAAAAGTCATTTTTAAAAATCCTTCCGGAGTAAATTCCGAAATAAATTTATTACTTGTCTGAACATATTTTCCAACTTTAATACCAGGACTATCCGATACTTTTGTCGGGTCTTCAATGAAAACTCTGTCTTCCGCTAACGCTTGAACCTCGTACCATTTATTGTCTGTACTTAAAAATTCTTGAGATGAAGGTACGTTACTATATTGAGTTCCGTCTTTTAATAAAACACCTGTAATACCTAACACATTTTTTTCAGGTAAAAATAATTCATAAAAAGGTCTAACATCGTTTGGTGTTATAACTTTTTTAAATACTTTAGTCATTCCATTAACAACAGTTTCTCTCTTAGTTATAGTGTAATTTAATAACTTATTATTTGAATCAAAATTTGGTATTTTTAATCTATTTGGGAACCCTTCTGAATTAATTGGTGAAGCAAAATCAATTTCATATACTGTTTCAAAAACTTGTCCAGCACCATTAAATTGAGACCCTCTTCTTAATACACCACAATAACTTAAATCTTCTTTATCACCATAAGCCGGAACCGTAATTGAAAAGTCAACCAAAGAAACCGATGGTCTCATTCCCGGTATTTTTAATCCGTAAGTTTTTGCAATATTAAATACTGAAGACCTTTGTTGAGCATATTGTAATACTGTCTCTTGAATACTTCTATCAATATTAAATTGTAAGTTATCTGTTACCGCAGCATTAAGGTCTAATAAAACCGAGAATACCGATGCGTCATTAAAATTCTGAACAGTTTCAGGATAATAAGTTTTAGTGAAATTTATAAGTTCCGTTCTTATTGATTGGAAATCTCTAGTTGTATATGAAATCTTTTTATTAGCCATAATATTATATATTAATTATTACAAAATCACTAGAATTAAATACATCATCAGTAATAACATAATCAATTCTAACTTTAGCGGTATGTTCTAATTGAGCAATACCAGGTACTCTAAAAACTCTATCGTTCTCACCATTAACATAAGACCCTTTATCTTCTTGTCCGTCTGATGCCGCTGTTATATTAATACTTGTAAGTTTTAAATTTGGCATATATAGGTCAACAGCGTCACGTATTTCAGATTCTATTTGTGAAAACGTAGGTGCATCCAATGGGTCAAAAAGAAATTCGTATAATCTTGTTCCAAAATCCGGTAAATAATATCTTGTACCTTTTCTTGTTAACAAAAGATGTATTAAATTATTTCTGATTTCTTTTTCCGTTGTATTAGATAAATCTAAATATTTCCCTTCAAAAGAATCTCTGAAAGGAAAAGTCAAACCGTATGTTGTTCCATCTGCCATAACTATAAATATAGTGTCGTAACTATTTTTTATAAATACCCCTAAAATAAAAAATCACGACCTTAAGTCGTGATTTATATTCTTATTAAGAACCACATCCGAAACATTCAAATTCCGTATCTGTTGGTTTTTGAGTTAAATCAACTGTTGGTTTTTCAATTTGTTTTGGTTGACCTACTTTTGAAATGTCCACCGCCAAGTGTTTAGCTCCGGTTGATATTGCCTTTGTTCTAACATAATAACAAAGAGTTTTTAACCCTTTACCCCACGAATGGAAGTGTGATGATGAAATTTTTGATAATGTTGGATTAGACATATAGATATTCATTGATTGTGATTGGTCAATGAATGGTGCTCTGTCAGCCGCCATATCAATTAATTCTCTTTGAGATATCTCCCAAATTGTTTTGTACTTTGGAATTAAATGTTCAATTCTTTTAACTTTCTTGTTGTAATTTTTATCTTCTTGGTCAAGATAATTATTAAAGTTAATATTTTGAATTTTC